CGCTATGACAGCTATACGGGAGACAAGGTAACGGTGCTCACTCACTTCTGGCGGGACCGGGCCACTGGATCCATCTTTTGCAGTGAATCGGCAGAGCGGGGAATGCTCCGTCCGCCTTATGATACGGGACTCCGGCGGTATCCCGTCATCTGGCTCAACTGGGATTTTGTGCAGGACTGCTACCATGGACAGAGCATGATTACAGGGCTCATTCCCAACCAGAACTTCATCAACAAAATTTTTGCGCTCACTGGGGTGTCGCTGCTTACCACGGCATTTCCCAAGGTCATCTATGATAAGAACCGACTGCGGAGTTGGGACGGCAGCGTGGGGACGGCAGTGGGTGTGGCCGGGGGCGTAGATGGAGTGGCCCAGGTGATGGCGCCTGCGGCAGTGAATCCCCAGATTGCCCAATTTATGGAGCTGTGTATGGATAAAACCCAGAGCTTTCTGGGGGCGTCGGAGGTGGCGTTGGGCGAGGGAAGACCGGAGAACACCTCTGCCATTTTGGCACTCCAGCGGGCGGCCAATACCCCCATGGAGACCACGAAGCAGAACCTCTACCAGGCGGTGGAGGATATGGGCCGGATTTTCCTGGATATGATGGCCGCCCGGTATGGAAGCCGCTGGGTCCAGGTGCCGGGGCA